ATGGCGCTTTACCTTGCCGCCCTTGCCGCCAAACAGGTTTCCTATGCGTCTGGCTTTGGATTTGCCGCGTCCGTCTCGCCTTGCCGCCCCCTTGTTGCCTTTTAAAATCAAAATGCGCCATATCGAATCCTAGCGAGCTTTACTTTAATGACTTCTTAACGTGCGGCAGGTTGTTGTAGACGGTGAGAGCGTTGTTCGCTTCTTCGGTTGCCAGATAAAGCCTGCCGTATGGTTTTCCAATGTCTAAGCATTTAGCCAGCTCATCGCACACGCTGCGGAGTTGGTCGCGTTCGTCGCTTGCTTGTTTGCAAGCTACTCGATAGTGGTCTTTGAGACTATTGGCCTCGTCTCGCGCTTCTCTCGTCTCTCGTTGGATACAGAATATGCACCAACCCGATTCAACCAAAGATGGATTCAAGCTATGACCGCATTTGATGCACTTCTCTTTGCAGTTGGTTTCAATTTCCAGTTGCAGTATCGCCTCATCCCGTTCGCGCCTAATGACCTCTGCTGCGTCAAACAGTTGGTCAAATTTTACGAGTGATTTGTGCATCTCGTCGTTGGCCTCATCCCGTTCGCGCTCCAGCTTGCGGGCGAAGTCGGCGGGAACACATTTGTCAGACGTACACATTGAATGGCTCATCTTATCAGTTTCCGGCGTGGTTGTCATTTTACCTCCTTCAATTCAACGGTGATGTTGGTGACGGTTACGACGCGGTAGGTCTTGTCGCCGACGTGGATTTTTCCGGGGAAGTTGCCATAGAAATAAACATCTTTGTCCTCGCCATATTTCCAAATTAAGTCGTTGGTTGCGACATTCAGCGTTGGAACATTTATTGTGTAATCCCACGGCACGATTTTTACGTTTGTTGCTGTGTCCCATTCTGTGTTAAAGCGATAAGCTAGATTCGTCGTCACGTCCGCCATCGCGCTCGTCGCCAGCAGTAGTGCTGTCAGGGGTAGTAGTGTTAGCATGTGTTTCATAAATCCTTCTTGTTGCATTTTAGTAGCTTTGATTTTATTCGCTCACTTCTTTTCCAGTATTGTTCTCGGGGCGCGGTGTAGTCTCCGTTTCTCTCGTTCCAAGCTATCAGACTAAGGATGTGCCGACATTCCGATTCTGTGAAGCTGCATTTAATCTTTGGCTTGCTCATAAATCCTTCGTCGTTAGTTGCTCGGCGGCGGCGAGGATGGCTTTTGATATTACCGGACGCTTATCTTTTGACTGTTCGTCATCCTGCGCTATCTCCGCCGCTCTCCGCATCCCTTCGCGCATGGCGTCGAGTTGGATTTGGTTAATTATTGTCGTAGCGTTAGTTTCGTGTTCTTCCAGCGTGCCGCAGGGCAACTTGCGCCATTCTGTTTTCCATTCTTCCGCTGTTTTCATTTCTTCATCCTCCATTGTTTGTTGTTGTTCTCGTCAAGGTAGTATTCCGCGTGACCGGATTTGACGAGTTGGTATTCTTTCGCCTCAACGCCGATAATAAACCCGTATGCAATTGATACGATGGCAATCACGACGGCTAGGCATGATTCAATAACACTCACAACCCCTCACCTTCCTCGTACTCGCGGACGATGTGGAGACAGGCGATACGATGACTTAACGCATATTTGCCTGCATCCGATTTTTGGCGGAACACTTCAAATGAGCCATTAGCATTCATATTCACCCACATCTCAACCTTCCGCTTTTCGGGGATGTTGATTAGGTCAAAATCGGATTCTCCTGCAAACAAGCTAGCATGTCCGTCAATCTTGTGTGTGCGAATGCTTCCAGTTCTGTCTTCTGTGATTATGGGATAGTTTTCACCGTTTAAAATTTGCCTACCTTTTGTAGTTAGTAGTTCCGCCTTTTCTCCGTTTCGATATTGGACTGGTTTGGTTGGGTCGAATGGTTTCATTGGTTTCCTTTCTCGAAAAGTTGCCGGGCGAATTGTTTCGTTGTCATAGTTTTAATCCTCCATTTCCGGCAATTCCCGTGCCGGCAACTCAAACCGGGTAAACTCTTTTCTAAAAATCAAACTCACGTTGCCAGTCTCTCCGTCCCGGCTTTTTTCAATCTTGAGTTTGACTGGCTGAATCAATGGTTGCCATTCGCCGTCATTGGCAAGAATCCATACAGTATCCGCATCATGCCCAATTGCTCGGCTCTCGCGTAGCCGGCCATCATCATTCAACTGCGATAAACCTAGCACGGTGATGTTTAATTCCATCGCAATCGCTTTTAGTCCCCGGCTAATTGAAGCAATCTCCTGCTCGCGATTGTCACCTGTCCCGGTCAATAATTGAATGTTTTCAACTGCGAGAATCTTAATGCCGTGCTGTTGCTTCAAACGCCTAGCGTATGCACGGACTTGTCCAATGGTGAATCCATTCACGCTATCAATGTGGATCGGCGCGTTGGATATTCTGCCAACGGCTACGGTCAAGCGTGGAATATCGCCTTCGCTTACGCGCTTAAAGTTGACGCCGGCATTTGCACAAAGCGAACGCACTACAAGTTTCGCCGGCATCATCTCCGCTGACAAGAAGGCCGCGGGGTGGTTTTCAAGCGCACAATGGACGATGATATTCAAAGCAAGAGCGGTCTTGCCGCAAGAAGTTGGTGCGCCCAAGACGATAAACTCCCCTGGGTGTAATCCGTCATTCTTCAAATCCAAATCTCGCAGTCCGGTGGATAGTCCGGTGATTTTGTCCCAATTCTGTGATCTCCATTCAATCATCGCCGTCGCATCATCCATTAGTCCGCGAATAGTTTTGGCCGTCGTTTCCTGCGGTCTAATTTTCAAAATGGACGATTCTACCGCGTCCAACACTTTGGTTGCGTTTGCGTTGCTATACGCATCGGCAACGGATTCCGTGCAAATGCGGATTACGTCACGGAGAATCTTCTTTTCGGAAATTGTTTGAAGCCATGCCGGTAGGTTGGCAGTTGATGTCACCAAAGATTCGCATTCGCTTAAAAATCCAACATCTCCGCATTGAGCTAGAATCCCGGCGTCTTTGAGTAGCTGGCGCACTGAGATTATGTTTATGGCGTCTGGCTTCATTCCTGAGAGGGTTTCCCAGATTGTGCGGCAACGTAGGTCATAAAAGCAATCGGACGTCTTAATCGCCATTTGCGCTTCGGCAATACACCTTGCAGGTTCAAGTAAACAACTTCCAATTACGGCTTGCTCACAGTCTAAGGAAGATGGGGGAAGTCTATCCATCACATCCATCCTCCGGTTGGCCGGTTTTGATCTTCAAACGGGGAAAGCTTGGATTTTGGTTTTCCGTTCATAGGTGAACCTTCCTGTTGCCACCAATTTTTACAGCGGCGAGCATAAGCCTTCCAGTTTGACTTCTTTTCCCAGTTATCAGATTCAGCGGCTTCAAACTTATCTTTTGCGAATGACTCTGAGAGTAAACCACAGTGTAAGCTTTGACAGTATTCCCAAAATTCTTTCCAAGATGGTTTTTGTGATTCTGGAAAATGGGGAGAGCCCTCTTCTCTCTTTGAAGAAGAAGAAGAAGATGAAGGGGTTGGCTTTTGGTTGGCACTATGGTTGGGGGTATGGTTAACCATGTGGTTAACCATGTGGTTAACCAAAAATTCGCTTTTTAGCGTTGGATTTCCGCCAAGTTTACCGTTATTTGCCCTTATATTCCGCAGGTTTTCGTCCTTAATCATGCGGCGTGAATATATGCAACCTGATTCGTTCCGGCTAAACACTCCGGCACACTCAAGCTCTTCCATCCAACATTCAAGGTCAGTTAGGTTTACCCCAAGCATCCGCGCGAGGTTAACCATAGGGATAACCTTGTGGTTAACCATTAAATGTCCATATTTAGGACACTGGTGCATTAAACAGATAAGGTCAATCCAAAGTCCGCGAGCCGATAAAGAGCATGATCTTAGGTTAATATCGTTTAACCAGTCGCCAGGATAAAATTGGAATGATGGTCTTTTCACTTGGATAATCCTTTTGCCTTCAAGAAAACGCGCCAGCAAATCATTTCAACGAATGGGTGGTCGTTCAACTTCCAATCATGGACGAAGGTTTCTTTTGCGGAGTCAAAAATGATTTTAAATTCAGCGCGAGCGGCTTCCATTTGCTCGGCACGGTGGGTTGCTTCTGATTCAGTCATTTGAACCTCCAAAGACTCAAACCTATCACTGCCAACGGTGAGACGCACAGAAAGCCGCTAGGCTTCTTGGAGAGGTCGCCGGCAGTGATAGGTTTGAATGTTCGTTTTTTCATCTGTGCTTTTTTATGCCGGTCTCACGCGGCAAGCTTTCGCTTGGAATTACCCTCCCCCAAACAACTCAATCCGTCAACCGGTATTTAGTCGCCAGGTAGGTGTGCCAACAAAGGTTTTGTGCAACTGGAATTTCCACCGGATTCAAACCTTTGAGACGCGGAAAAATATGCTTCACCCAAATTTCCGAAAACTCTTTCCGCGCCTGTTCGATCTGCACGGTTTGATAATCAATGGTTATTTTTCGCATTAGAACAGTTGTTTCTGCGCTTTCGCGTTTTTCAGGTTGGCAATGGCCTGGTTGAAATAACTCTCTTTCAATTCAGAACCGACGAATCGCCGTCCAAGATTTAGCGAGACGTAACCCTCGCTGCCAATGCCGGTGAACGGCGAATAAACCAAGTCGCCGGGGTTGCTCCAAAGCGTAACGGCGCGTTCGATTACGTCCAATTGCAGCGGGCAAATATGTTTCTCGTCTTGCGATTCCCGCGCTTCCACTTTGTTTAGAACGTGAGTTTGACGGATATTCATCCAAACCGGCGATGCCCATTCCTGCCATTTGTCCAACGGGAAAGAGTCTTTTGTATGTTCAACCGGATTGACTTTCATTTCGTCCGGTTCGCCCCATTTGCGAAAGATAATCAGATATTCCGCCATGCCAGTCCGCGTGTATTTCGAGTTTTGCCGGAGCTGTTTGTAAAGCAGGCCTTGAGCTTTGGTGCGTTGCATTTCAATAACCGGGTCTTTCCAGATTGTAACCTCGGCATGATACGCCCATCCAAGCTCAACGTGAGCGCGGATAATTTCGCCGCGAAAGTCACGCATACCCGCCGCGCCGTCGCGGTTAGCGTAGTTGACGAGATTCTTGCAATGTACGGCCGTAAGACAACCCGGCCTGGTAATGCGAAGTTTTTCCGCAATCAGGAATTTGTAGTGGGCGATAAATTCCTCGTCGCTGGCGCAATTGCCCATGTCCTGCGCGTCTGGCGAGTAAATGTAAAGCGATGCGAACGGCGGCGAGTAAACACTGAAGTCAATGGAGTTGTCCGCGAGCGTCTTGGCAACGCGGTAACAATCGCCATTGTGCAGTTCAAAATCCGATCCGGTTACTGTTTTGATGTCTTTGTTCATTGTGAGTTGTTTGTTTGTTGTATTGCGAAAAGATTTAGCGGCCAGCTTCATTCGCTCTTGCATCCGTTTATGTGCATCAATCTTGCGATTAACCACGGCCAAGATTGCGCCTTCATTTTTGCCTTGAATGATATAGGCATTGACTGGCTTCTTTTGGCCGAAGCGATAAGAGCGACGGAGAGCTTGGTAAAATTCCTCAAATGAGTAAGAGAGTCCAACGAAGGCGACGTTATTACAGTGCTGCCAATTCAAACCAAATCCGGCAACGCCAGGCTTGGTGATGATAACTCTTTCTTGCCCGTCTGAAAATGAATCCAGCTTGCGCTCTTTTTCACTGGCGGAGTCGCTGCCGCGAACCTCGATTGCCGACGGAATTTTCTTTTTCAATTCGTCCGCTTCGTAATTCGTGTTACACCAAACTATCCACGGTTCACTTGAACCGTTAACCAACTCCGCCACATTATCGCAGCGAGCCGCGCAACTGATTCGCATTTCGCGGTGAATCGTCGTCGCGTTCAACTCTGGATTGCGGAAAAATTCGCCTTCCTCGGCGTCCTGCTTTTCGTCAACGTCAACGACGATGGATTGCATATTCAACGCAGGCAAAATGTACTTTGTGCCGTCGAACCCAATATCTTCCGGCGTGGAAACGCAAGCTGACCAACTTCCCATCCATGCCCAAAAATCATTTTCAGCATGGCCTTTGAGCCGGTACGTCCCGAAATTCATAGTGTCGTTGATAAACCAACGCGCCAGCATTTCATTACTCGGCATGATGCCAAGAAACTCAACGTGCTGCCCAATCTCCATGAAGTCATTGGGTGCTGGCGTTGCCGTGCAACAAAGCCGGTAGGTTGTATTTTTGAACAAGCGAGTCAGCTTTGTGCGGATTTTCCCGGTGAAGTTCTTCAAGATAGAAGATTCATCCAATACTACGCCGGAAAACTCATCGCAATTGAAGTGGTCTAGTTTTTCGTAGTTAGTGATATAGATTCCAGACTCCGTGACTTCCGATTTGGATTCAACCACCGTCGTAACAATCCCAAACTTCTTAGCTTCATCGGCGGTTTGATGAGCGACGGCAAGCGGAGTCAGGATTAACACACTGCCGGCGGTGTGCTTAACGACCTGCCGCGCCCATTCTAGTTGTTGCGCGGTCTTACCTAATCCGCAATCTTCAAACAGCGCGGCGCGGCCTTGTCGTAATGCCCATTTGACGACGTGCTTTTGCCAGTCGAAAAGCGGAGCTTGAATTTCTTCGGGTTCAAATCCGCAAGCGGCGGCAGTCTTTGTTTTTCCATCTATAAACTGATCGTAATTCATTTTTTTAAAAGGTTAGCGTGGAGTTGGTTTGAGTATTTTCTAGCATCTGAAAGTTGTTCACAGTTGCGAATAAGTAGGGGAGTAACTTTTTCTTTTGCCGCAATCCATTTTTGCAACCTCACAAGCTCGGCGGACGGCGAGACGATTTGTGGGTGAGTGGTCATTTTTTAACCGGCTTGGATTTTGGACGGCCACCGAGTTTGCCGTTTGCCCGCGCTGCGGCGAGCTTGGCGCGGCTTTTGGATTTTCCACCGGCGCGTCCAA